AAGATGACTTGCCAGTTGAGCAGGCGTTTTTTATTGACTATCAGAATAAAAAAGCACCTGAAAACACTTATTTTGTAGAGGTTAACTACCCTGAAATTGAACATCTAGGGTTATTGAGTAAGCAATTCATACAGCGTGCTGAACTGGTAAAACAGAACAAGCCTGAAGAATACGCTACAATTTATATGAACCAGCCGCCTGACCAGAGCCAAAGAACGGTTGTTAAGTATTTTTCAAGTGATAACATTACTCCGGTTCAGTATTTCCCTGATGAAACGTTAATCTTAACAATGGACTTCAACGTTGATCCGATGATGTGGTGCGTATGCCATAAAGACGATACCAACCTGTATCAGTTGGACGAGATAGTAATAGAAAACTGCACAACAGAGGATGCGGTAGGGGAGTTTATAAACAGATATCCTAGCCACAAAGGGGATATATTCCTTTGCGGAGATGCAAGCGGTAATTACAGAAAAACACAAAGCAATCAATCTGACTATAACATAGTCAAGAACGCATTATTAAGGCATGGATACCCTATCAATAGGATTATACAGCATACAAGAGGATTTAATCCACCTATTGTTCACAGGGTGCGTGCATTTAATAAGCTTGTGTTCGGAGATGACGGAGAGCGTAGGTATTACGTAGATCCGAAATGCAAGTGGACAATCTATAACATGAAAAACCTGATGTATAAAGAGGGGACTTCAATTATAGACCTGCCGACACCGAGCAAGATTGAGAGCAACAAGGATTTGAAGTTTATCGGGCATATCTTTGATGCAATAAGCTATCCGGCAGAGTATTTCTGGCCGATTATGCTTGATAACAAAGTAGAACCTGTAAAGGTTGACCCGTCCGAACAGTGGACAATGAAGCACATTTTAGAAAAACAACAAAAAGAAAGGAAAAATAAATGGTAAAGAAGTTTTATTTTCAATTACAGAACGGAAACTTGAATTGTGTTCAGGTTGACTCTATTGATGAGCTTCGTGAAAAGGTCAAAAAAGAGTTTGGAACTGACAAAGAAGAAGCCAAAAAGAAACTAACGGAAGACATTGCTACTATTCAAGGTAAGATTGACGAAATTGAAAAGAAAATCAAGAACGCTACCGGAAAAGAGTTTTTAGAGCTGAATTGTTTGGCCGCACAATATCGGTTGGCCATTTATCAGAACGAACAAGAACTGCAAAAGGTTGATGATATGAAAGCACCTGACTTGGTGTTCTTTGAATTAACCCCTATCAAATTATAAGGATGAAAAATGAGCGAGAGATTTCAATTTTGGAAAAAGCAGATTGAGTCTGCAAAAGGTGCTTTTGATAAATACTTCAATAAGGCCAAAGAGTGTGAAAAAGAATATACTGCAGAGGGTAAAAACTACAATATATTCTATTCAAACGTTCAGACTTTGGATGCTAACCTAGCTATCACTAATCCAAAACCTGACATTCAACGCAGATTTTTGAAGAAGCTAGACTCTGATCTGTTAAGAAGCAACACATACGCAGAAGTGGCTCGTATTTTGTCAGGTGCTGTTGAATACGTTGTAGATGTTGCAAATGTGGACAAAATCATCAAGAAAGACATCCACAATGACAATGTTGTCGGTCGTGGTGTTGCTTGGATTGAGTATAATCCTACTATTGAAACAGACGAAAACGGTGTGGAATTTATCGCAAATCGTGATGTCCACCTGACAAGTCTTAAATATGATGAATATCTATGCTCAACAGCAGAATGTGAAGCTGACATCTGGTGGAAAGCCAGACGGCACTTATTGAGTAGAAAAGAAATTTATGATCGTTTCGGTTATTCTGCTGATGATAGAGAATTACAGTATAAGCCAAGCGATGACAACGAAACGGTGTTAAATCGTGGGGAAGTTTGGGAAATCTGGGACAAAAATGACAAAAAGCGTGTTTTTATCTTATTGACACATAAAAATCACGAACTTTTGGAAGAAACAGATAATCCTTACAAACTTGAATGCTTCTTCCCTTGCGATGAATTGTGTTTTATTCGTGAAAATAACTCTGTTGTTCCTGTTCCTGAATATTTACTCTATAAGAAACAGGCAGATTTATTGGAAGAAACGTCAAAGAAAATTGCACAAATCAGCGATGCAGTTAAATATGTTGTTGTTTCAGGGTCGCAAGATAAATCTGTATCAAATCAGATTACAGCGGCACAAAACGGCGACGTTTTGACTATTCAATCAAATGGTGCTGTCAATAGCATAGCTGAAATGCTGACGGTTGTTCCTGTTGAGTCTGCTGTCAATATGATTAACTACCTCGAAGACCTGAAAGAACGGACAAAGAACAGCATTTTTGAAATTACAGGTATTTCTGACCTGATGAGAGGTTTGTCAGATCCTCGTGAAACAGCTAAAGCCCAACAAATCAAAGGTATGTTTGGCTCTTTGCGTTTCCAAGACAAACAGAAAATGGTTCAAGAACACAGAAAACGGATTTATCGGATTATTGCTGAAATCATAGCAGAACACTATGACGAAGCTACTTTGTCCGAAATGACTTGCACATATTTACCGACAAATGAAGAAAAACTGGCTTTAGATGCACAAATCCAAGGATTACAAGCACAAGGTCAGGAAGTTTCTCAAGATTTACTTGATAAATACAACGGCATGGTAAATATGCCGACATGGGATGATGTAATCAATATCTTGCGTTCTGATAGACTTCGGAATTACACCGTAGATGTTGAAACAACGGCAACGGCATTCGATGACCACGAACAACAGACAGAAGCGGTTGACAGTATTGCCAACACTTATGTTCAGGTTGCACAAATGGCAGACCAGTTAAGTCCTGCATTCTTAAAAGGCTTCATACCGATTATGAGAATGAAACTGTCAAACTGCAAGTTGTCAAGTGCAATTTCAAGACAAATGGAAGAAGCTTTAGACGAAGCCTACAAGGAAGTTGACTCTGAAGCCAAACAACCTCCTCAACCGACACCTGAACAGCAGAAACTACAAGCTGATATGCAATTACAAAGTGCAAAGCTGGAAAGCGAAAAGCAACGTGCTTTGTTAGACCAGCAAGTAGAATTGAAGCGGTTAGACATCGAACATACGAAAGTATTGAACGAAACGAAGTATAAAGAAGCTGAAATTGCTATCAAGCAACAAGAAGCTGACCGGAAAGACGCAGAACTTTATGCACAGGTTCAACTTGAGCAAGAAAAGCTAGAGGTTGACGCTGCTGAAGAGATAAACGTTTCCGGAGATGTGAAAGACCTCGTTTAAGACAAACAGTTTAAAACGCCCTGCCATTTGGTAGGGCTTTTTTTGTGTTGTAGCTCAACGGTAGAGCAATCGGCTGTTAACCGGTTGGCTGTAGGTTCGAGTCCTACCAACACAGCCAATTCCCACAATGAAGTGGGTTTAAGGGCAGGGTATCCCCCTTTTTTAAGTGGCCCAAGCAAAAAGGAAAAAATAATGGAAGACACTCAAACAGAGCAAGTCGAACAGACTGAAGTTAATGAAACCGAAACCGAACAGACAACCGAACCTCAAGCCGAACAGGTAGAGGAAATCGTAGTACCTGACAACTGGGAACAGGGATTAAAAGACTTCATTACAGGAATTCAAGACCAAGCTGGCAAAAAAGCCGTCTTTGATAAGATTAACAACTATGAAAAAGGGTATCAGAAGAAGTTTCAAGACCTTGCTGACGAACGCAAAGCCTATGACGCAGAAAAGCAATCGTTTGATGCGAATAAAAGGCTTTTTGATGAGTACAGCGGTTTTGACAAGAGCATTGACCAACAAATGCGTGCACAGATACTCGCCCAATATGGGAACGTTCCGAACTATATGTCGGCACTTCACAATATGGACATCATGGCAAGCCGTCAACCTGTAGAGTTTATTAAAAACTTCTGCATTAACAACGGCATAACGATGGAAAACCTGCAAGAGTATTTATCAGGTCAATCCTATCAGAACGCTTATCAAGACGCTCGACAAGTCAGAAGTCAAGAAGAACTAAAAACTCAAATCATGAAAGAACTTGAGGAAAAACAAGCACAGCAAAGATATGAGCAAGAAGTACTGGCTTTTGCACAGGCTAAAAACGAAAACGGAGAGGATTTGCATCCTTTGTTGGCCGACCAATCGTTTGTCGCTGACATGGAAGCATTACAAAAAGCCTATCCGAATAAGACTTTGGAAGAATTGTATCAGATGGCGAGTTATTTAAGACCCGATTTACGGCAACAAGCCATTGATGATGAAGCCAAAAAGATAGCTGAAGCAAAAGAGGTAGAGAAAGCCAAATCTGCTGTGGGAGTAAAGACTCGAATTCCGACTCATGGTGCAAAGCCAAACAAAGACTGGCTACATGTGCTAGACGAGCAAATAAGCCCGTATGGCGAACAATAACACACCTAACAACATGAAAGGAAAATTAAAATGGGTGCTGAATCTTTATTGAATGTCGTAACCACAACCTTAAACGCTTGGTCCGACAAAGTTTATGATAACGTAACAAACAACAACGCTTTACTGTACTTCTTCAAGAAGTTTGGTAAATTAGGCCTGTACGGAGAGGGTAACGTTCCTATGGGTTCTATCGAAACACGTGGCGGTGGTAAGCAAATCGAAGAAGACATCTCTATCGGAACGAATACGAATGTCGGCTTTGTTGCTTACAATGAAACAGTTGGTACGGATGCCGTTGATGTTCTTCAAATGGCTGTGTACAACTGGAAATTCTGCTATGGCAACGCTGTGTTGTACGGTTCTCAAATCAAAATGAACTCTGATAGCAACTATCGGAAACATAAATTGGTTGAAACTGTTGTCCGCAACGCTGAAGCTACAATGGTCAATGCCATTGGTGCTGGCCTGTTCAATACTTCTGATGCTGACAGCATTGACGGTATTCCGGCTTTGATTACAGACGATGGTACGACAACAACTGTTGGTGGTTTGTCAACAACGACATACCCGAACTGGAAAAACCAATATGTGAACGTTGCTGCTAATCCGACAGCTTCTCAATTGCAATTGGCAATGGCTGAACTGTATCGGAAATGCACACGTGGTAAATCCGCTCCTGATTTGATTGTTACAACACCGGCTTTGTACGGTTTGTTTGAATCAGGCTTAACAGCTCAACAACGTTTCACAAATCCGAAGTTGGCTGACGCTGGATTTGAAGCATTGAAGTTCCATGGTGCAGATGTTATCTTTGATGAAAACTGCCCTGCGAACCGTATGTACTTCTTGAATACGGAAGCTATCGTGTTCAACTTCCATCGTGATGATATGTTCAAGGTTGGCGAACGTGAAAAACTGTTCGGACAAGACAAATATGCTTGGCCGATTACCTCTATGTGCAACTTCTCTGTCCGTTCCCGTCGGGATTTGGGCGTGGTCGTTGTCGCTGGTGGTGCGTCCTCGTAAGACCGTTGGGGGGAGTAAAATCCCCCCAATCTTTTTTTAATTATTTTATAGGAGAAAACATGAACAAATTTATTCAAAAAGAAACAAAAAAACCAAGAAAAACAACTGCTAAAAAGCTGGTAGTTGAAGAAGATATTGAAGTAATTAAAAAAGGAGTGCAAGAGTTTATTATTTGCCCGAGATGTGGTTGGCAACACAAATTCGGAACTGAAAAATGCCCATATTGCGGAAAGGTTTTAAAATGAACTTACTTGAAATTGTAAATCAATGCTGTGTCAGATGTGGCGACCCGACTGTTCGTTCTGCTACATCAAACGAAGACAACTCTTTGGAGTGGTTCGGCTATGTTAGTCAGGCTGCAGCTGCTATTCCTGATACTCATAACTGGTCAGCTTTAACAAAAGACTACACGTTTGTTACGGCAGGGAATACAGACACATATTCTTTGCCTGATGACTTTGATGACATGGGAACGTATAACATCTATAACTTGACAAATAGACGTTATATCCCTTGTGCTGGAAACGATAAAGAACTATGGAAACAAGCGACACATAATACGAGCCAATCTTCTATTCGGTTCAGAATTATTGGTGGAAATATCGTGTTTACATATCCTATCGAAGACGGTTTGACTTTGAAATTTACATATATGTCAAACAAGCCTGTTAAAAACGTAGACTCGAACGGTGTTGTAACGTATAAAGAAAACTTCTCAAACGATGATGACACATACTTATTGGATGATGAATTGCTCATCCTAAAGGCTATTTCGTTGAGAGCTAAAAACCTCGGTCTTCCTGAAGCTCCTTTGCGTGAACAAGACTATCAGGAACGTTTGGAAAGCAAAATGGTCAAAGATGGTGGGAATATTCAATTTAATATGTTCTCACATCCTTATATTAACAAAACAACTCCGGTTGATTGGAACAAAGAACCATGACAATGAACTTAAATCTCGGTGCGTCTATTGGTGGCTTAAATCTTGCAGACCCTTTGGACAACATGGGTGCAGATTATGCCATACAAATGGACAACATTATACCTGATCCGACAGGAGATAAGGTAAGAAGTGGACACGTAAAGCTTGCAAGTGGCATTTTTAACAAGATACTTCCTGTTCCTATCGCAGGACATGAAAAGGTTATTACAGCAAAAGATGACACTTTATATGTTTATGATCCGACAGATTGGACAGTAAGCCCAACAACAAAAGACGAATTTACAAGCGATGATTGGACTTCCTGTTCGTTTGTTGACGGTAGCGGAACGCAACATATATTCTTGGCAAATGGTGTTGATACACCTCAAGACTATACAACAGCGAACGGTTTATCTGATACAGGCTTTACAGTAACAGGTTTAACGCTTGACTGCCCTTTATCGTTTAAGAATGCTATGTATTTTGTAGGCGGTGGATTTGACATCTATTATGGTGGAACTCAAGCTATAAGTGGAACGTTAAATAAATTCCCTGTCGGTAGCTTCTTCAAAAAAGGCGGTAAAATACTCACAATTCAGAACTGGACACAGGACGCAGGGCAGGGAATGGACGACATTTTCGTCATTATTTCTACAGAGGGAGAGGTTATGCTTTACTCTGGAAGCAATCCTGCAGAGGATGACTGGAAAACATTAGGCGTATTTAATATCCCTCGGCCAATCGGAAAGAACTGTTGCGAAATGGTCGGTGCTGATATAATTATATTGACAGAAAACGGCTATTTGCCACTTTCAAGCGTATTGAGTGATTTAAGAGCTAACAGAACGGCAGTAAGTGCAAAGATTAACCCTGTTGTGTTTGGTAGAGATTTCACAGCGAAATGGGAAATTCACTTCTATTCTAAAAAGGGTTGGCTTATTGTAAATGCTCCGTCTTTGTTGCCGGGTTATTCTCACGAACAGCACGTTTTGAATATAAACACGAACGCTTGGTGTCGGTTCTTGGGTATGGATGGACAGAGCTGGTGTGTTTTGTTTGATAAACTGTATTTCTGCAACGGACAAGGTATATTCCAAGCAGACGTAGGCACAACAGACAATGGAAACTGGATTATATTTCAAATCCAAAAGGCCTACAACAACTTTGGAACTCCTAATCGCAAGCAATTGATGAGAATAGTTCCTAGGTTTTCATCTTATGCAGAAAATGAAGTGTACAAACGAATAAATGCAGACTTCAAAGAGGGCAGAAACCGTGTTTTAATCAACCAGAACAACTACGGATATGCTTCTTATTGGGATACTTCAATCTGGGATGTGAACTATTGGTCTGATGAATACACGGCATATACGACAAGAGCCGCTGTAACTTCTCGGACAGGTTCGTTTATAAGTGTCGGATTGTATGGAAGAACAAAAGCAGAACTAACATTTTACTCAACAGGTTTAATGTTAAAAGTGTGCGATGGCCATATTTAATGCGACATAATGCGACATAATGCGACATTTATAAAAAAGTGGTTTTATTTTTGAAAAAAATGTGAATAAAATAAGACAGATAATAGATACAATCTGCCCGTCAGGGAACTCATTGTGTCCGGTCTGTCAAAAGAAAGGATGTAAAAATGGGTTTTCTGAAAAAAGTTTCAAATACATTGTTTGGTTCGAGTGGCCCAAAGTATAATCAAGATGCTGGTGCTATGACAAGCCAATATGGCGTTCAATCTGATTTGGGGAATATGAGTATTGTCAAAAACGCTGATGGAACATACTCTAAAAAGTATGAGTCAAGTGCAAATGACGTTGCTCGTAATAATTTAATCAGTCAAGGTTTGAGTGGGTTGTCTTTAGACCCAACGGCAACGCAAGACGCTTATTATAATCAAGCGACACGATTATTGAATAATCAGTTTGACCGTGAAAAGACTTCAACA